AATAGTTTGAGTTGAGGGCTGGTACTTGGAGAACATGTATCCTCTGCGGAAGAAGTCTCTGACCATCCATTCATAATCATAACGTCTACGGGAATCGGAAGCATGGCGGAAAGCGGGTTTACAAATATCGTTCGTAAAAGAACGACGTTCCATGTAATCGTCTTTTTCTTTTTGTTCCTCTTTAGTCAAAACGATTTCTTCATCACCAGACAAAGAGACTACGACATTTAGAGGACTAATATCCGATGAAGTTGGACCCATATTATTTCGAAATATTTATAGGAAGTATTTGCTCCTCACCTTCAAACTTTAAATTTACCCCCTGCATATCCATAGGAGGCATATCTTCGAGTGAAGATTCGACAGCATCTTCCTTCTCTATTGTATTCTCTATTTTTCCCTCGTCAAGACTACCTTGAGGTCTTAGAATTTCAACTAGAGCTCTTGTCTGTTTATCCATTGCTTCAAATTGTTTGATGGTTTGGAATTCCACACTTCCCGTTAGTCTGGCACTCTGTTTCTCTAATTGCTTAAAGTGTTCTATCTGCATTTTGGAAGCCATCTCCACAAACTTATTCTGGGTTTTCTCTAAGGATTCCAAGACCTTGAGAATCGTACTCTCAAAAGTTTTGAGTATCTCTTGTTTTTCTTCTTTACATTTTTCGTGATTAAACATATTAGAATTCGTCCCCATTGTACATGTTTCCGCCCATCTCCTGTGGTGAAACTGGTTGCCCCTGAGAATTGAAAGAATTTCCATCCATCATAAAGCCCTTGCTCGCAGCGTCGTAGTCTTCCTGTTCGATTGAGTTGGCGTTGTTCTGCGTCGTCGCTTTCGCCATCATTCTTAGGGCTATAAGAAATGCCATACATCTATCATCCTTTGAGCTCTTGGCGGCTTTGGCATGTCCTTCGGCGTCCCGCATGAAAGTTCTCAGTTCGTTCATAGTGTCCTCGTCATATAAGATAAGACGTTTGTCTCTCAGTAGGTTGGTAGCGTCGGAAATAATTGATTCTTTAGAAATTGAATCCGTCAGCCAACCTAACTCGTCGGTTATTTTATCTGCCATGAGTCCCATCTTTTCCCTATAGTACAAATTAGAATAACCCAAATCTCTCAAAATTACAAGGGGTGTAACTCCGATTGCATTCCTCTCGACTCCGATTAAGGCGTCATTGTAGTATCTTCCGAGTAGGTCGAGTTCCCTGCCTAGTCTGTCGGGGTCAATTCGTCCGTGCCAGACAGCAACTTGTTCATAAGTCGTCTTGTCGAAGACCTGTGCACAAGAAAAGTCCCCACCGCTTTTTCCGTCGTCGTCCATCTTTCCTTCAGAAACATCAACTCCTATAGCATAGGTGTGGAATTCCTTAGGCGTTCTCCAGATTTTCAGATTAGCTTTTTCATTGGGTTCGATAGACACGGGATTATAACCCCGAAGATATCCGCTCAGAATTGGTTTCTTGGTATGAGCCGAATAATAAGCTAGCATGGTTGGAGAGAAGACGGGATTTCCCGAAACGATAAAGGCTTCATCTGCCGTAGCGGGGTTTTCCTGATTAAACTTATCCCACGTCCCTGGGTCTCGCCAGTCACCTTTGCCTTCGTTAATTTTCCATCTACGCCAGGACATTTGTTCCCTCGTTAGATGGTAGGCGTTCATCAGGTTCTGTTCTTCTTTGATAAGTTCCATATTCTTTTCCACTGGAAAGACGTTGGTCGGGTCTTCAAACCAGGGAATGAAGTGTGTCTTGTAAGGCGAGTTTCCTGAGCGGGCCTTAATCCACATATCATAGAAATAATCTCCGTACCCGTTGGCCGTTGTTTCGATAATGATTCGCCCGTTGGGAGTCATAGAGTTGGCAAGACCAAGCATGACATATTCCTGATTTTTCCAGAAGGCCAATTCGGAAACGTGCAAATTGTGGATGTCGTCCCCTCGGCCGAAGGCTCTGGCTCCTGCTGTTCCGATGTAGAAGTAGGAGTTCTTGTCCTTGTTGTACATTTCGTGAGTGGAGGAAATCGTTAAATGGTAAGGAAGTTCACCAGGCCAAGTCTTCGCCATCGAATCAATAAAGTATTTCGCTCTGGCGAATAATCTCTGGGTGGCTCCGTCTTCGTGGGAGATAACGACGCAACGGATGTTCTCAACCGTCAGAAAATCGATAGCGAACATCGCTAAGACCAGAGAGGAGATTCCTTCCTTACGGGCTTTCAAGATGATGTCCCTATTGGAGTTGTCAATTTCCTTTAACATTCTTATCTGGGGAGGATTCAATTTAAAAGGAACGGCCTTTAAATCCTTATTCACAATAAAGAACATTTTCTCGATTGCTTTCCTGTAGAACTCGCTATTGTGGTGCATTTTCCTTCCTTTCGTATTCCTTAATTTTCATTCTTGCTATTCCCCTCATATCTGAAACTTCTGGATATTCCTTCAACCACTTTTTAAAACCCATGGTCTTCCTAGATAATTGCCCCCAAATAAACCATGCAAATATATTCCAATGTAAAGGTGTCCACCAATTAAATCTGCTTTTCATTTACACCCCCTATCGGTTCGTCAACAAATTCTTCAATCGTCAATTTCCTTTTTATTTTTCCTCCTGGATTTTCCTCAGCATTCCAAATGTCTTTCATACGGTCGTAAGATTTAATTTGAGTATCATAATCGTTATCTTCCCCAAACTTGGTTTTTTTCTTGGCGTCTATCCATTCGTTAAATTTGGCGGCGATTCTCTTATTCGTAATTCCGATATTTTGGATTTCCATTTTGAGCCCCATGATGGCGTTCTGAACTCCTTTAGCCTTGAAGAATAACGTAGATTTATTGGCGGTTTTAATTGAGTACCCTGCTTCAATAAGAGCTTTACGGACGGACATTCCCATGTTAATGTTTTGTAGAGCCTTGACCTGCATGACAGTCGGTTGTCCTCGTCTCCATTTCTTTATCTTAGGAGTTTCTATTTTCGTAGGTACTATCGCTGGAACGTCCATTATTCTAATATAGCACGATACTACCCCGTTGTAAAGAGTACCTCAGTTTTTCCCTGATTGGTCTAATAATTGATTTCTCCTAGAATTTATTTCTTGGGATGTCATTGGTTGCTTAACCCCATGCTTTGCGAAGAACTCTTCCCTAAACTCCTCCATCATTTTTTGAACCTTTAGTTTTTCCTCTAAAGATGGTTCTTGTTTTGTTTCGTGAGAAAGAAGTTTAGATTTGTCGTATACCTTATCACTTAGATAAAACTCTTCTACAAAGGCGGGGAAGATTGTGAACTCTTTGTACATGATTGGACTCTTGTCTCCTTTTACCATCTTCTCCCTCAAGAGATTGGCTTGCTCCTCATTGAGGACATATTTTGTTTTATTTACAACAACGGTCCATATTTCGCTATGTGTTTTCATAAATTGGTTGCGTCTATCGCCCTCCTTTCATCCTGCATTGAATTGACTATCTTTACGGCATTATTATAAAGTCCCTTAAATGAAGTTACTTTGTTTTTCCAAAAGTTGCTTTGTGCGGTAGCGTTAATAGCCAATTTTGTTTTTTCAAACCCGAATTTTCTTATACAAAGGTTTGCAA